TCTCACATTAAGATTTGTTGATATCATAGAAGCTAATGACGAAATCCGCATACAACAAAATAAAAATCGTACCATGGTTTTTTGGGAAAATGTTGAGGGTGTCCTAACCGACAAAACAAATGCTTTTGGTTGTCTCGTGTCCTCGTTGGCTGGGTTGAGCGAGGTTATTGAATGCGGAAAATGGCCCAATGCCGGAATTGTTAGAGGCCCCAAGAGAAATGTTGCTTGGCGTGTACTGGATGCGAAATATTTTGGGTTGCCCCAGCAGAGACGCCGTTTGTATTTATTAGCAGGCGGTACGGATTTTTATCCCGAAAATATCTTGTTTGAAAAACACACGCATCTTGCATTGGAATATCCTAAATACCCTTTGCGCTTTGTAAAGGATGGGCACGAGTTTGAAGTCTTTAGAGAATACACCGATTGCTTGTATTCCGCATACGGTACAAAATGGAACGGAAATGCAGCCGCAAATAACGGTTCTTTGTTTGTTGTACAAGACAAGCGCATTAGAAGATTGTCCCCCTTGGAATGTGAAAGGTTGATGGGATTTCCAGACAACTATACCGACTTGCCTGGTGCAAAGAAAACGAATCGATATCAAGCAATAGGCAACTCATGGGCAGTTCCGGTTGTTCGATGGATTGGTGAACGGCTAGTAAATGCCCAGCATGAAACAGCCAGTATCATCGATGATGGTGATGGAAGTTGCTATTTTATCAAATGGAAAACTGATGAAGGGTGTTTTTTTGATTTCGGCAAAGATATTGCGAACATTGGATTCGGCGTAAGAATCAATTGTACAGCAACCCCCGAGGAAAGTGTATTTGGAAATATGATGGATATCGTTTCTCCGGAAGCTCCTGAGGATATTTACATATCGCCCACAGGTTGCTTTGGTATTGTACGCCGTAGTCGTGAGCGCAATCTTTCAATAAATGAACGCCTCAAAGAGGTTTTGCTTTCCATTTCCTCCGAGTGGAGTGAAGAAGACATTGAAAAACGCTCTAGAGTTCAAAAACGCGGTAGATTTAGTTCTTCGGTAGCAGAAGAAAAGCCCAAACGCACAAGAACTATTGACAGCACACAATTAAGCCTGTTCGATCCTATAGACTAACAAACAACAGCAGATAGGTTATTGGTTCCTATCTGCTGTATTTTTATATTGTAAAAGCGCTTCCATCCTTAAACCGAAACTCCAATGTACCGCTTGTATGCACCGTCACCGTCTCCAAGAGCAGACACCATATTCCTTCATCAAATTCCGTCAATGACTTGTTTTGGCTTGCAAAAGTGGTGATAAAGGATTCAATGCCATCGTACTTTTCTTGCCGTTCGGCTTTCTGCTTTTGAAGCTCTTGAATTCTTGCTTGGGTACTTTCGTACCGCTCCACATAGCCGTTGTATCGAGCGGTGTATTCGTTCTGATCTTGTGCCAAGGTGGAATTCTCCTCGATGCACTTGCGAGTTAGTTCAACGATGATTTCAAGCTCGGCGGTCAATTCTTCAAGCTCCGTATCAATAGCGGTGCTATCCGTGAGTAACATTTGGGCAAAATGAAGGCTCTCGATTATCTCCGCTCTCGTATCCCATAAGGTATTAAATGCCGTAACGAATTTATCTTTGAGCGTCTTTTCTTCCACAAACGGCGTTTGGCAACGATGCTCTCCGGCGAATTTATGGTTGCACCGCCATATGGTCTTGCGGTATTTTTCGTTGTTGGAATGCCACACCTTGGCACCGAAGAACGAACCGCACTCGGCGCATACAATGCGAGAAGCAAAGATGCCGTTTCCGCTATACTTGCGACCTATTCGCTTTCTGCGTTGTATCTCGGTCTGAACATCTTCCCACTCGTTCGGCGGAATAATAGCTTCGTGGCTATGCTCAACATAGTATTGCGGAACTTCGCCCTCGTTGACCTTCTTCTTTTTCGTAAGAAAATCCGTTGTGAAGCATTTCTGAAGGAGTGCATCCCCCTTATATTTCTCGTTCGTAAGAATGCTCTCAACTGTACTCGCTTGCCAGGTTGCCTTGCCTCCAGGCGTAGGGATTCCGTCTGCGGTCAATTCCGCAGCAATGGCACAAGTGGTCTGCCCACTCATATAACGGCGGTATATCCGCTTTATGATTTCTGCCTCCTCGGGAACAATCTCGGGAAAGCCATCTGCGCCTTTTCGGTAGCCAAGGAATCGTTTGTACGGAAGCATCACCTTGCCGTCTGCAAAGCGCTTGCGCTGTCCCCAAGTCACATTCTCGGAAATGGAACGGCTCTCCTCCTGGGCAAGAGAGGACATAATCGTTATGAGAAGTTCTCCCTTGCTATCGAGCGTATAAATGTTCTCCTTTTCAAAGAAAACCTCTACACCCTTATCTTTGAGCTTTCTTACAGTCACAAGGCTATCTACAGTGTTTCGTGCGAATCTGCTGACCGACTTTGTAACGATCAGGTCTATTTTGCCGTCGAGAGCATCGGTTATCATTTGATTGAAACCCTCTCTGCGCTTGGTGTTCGTGCCCGAGATACCTTCGTCCGTATATACCTTAACGAACTCCCAATCACTATGGCGCATTATGAATTGAGTGTAATAATCGATTTGCGCCTCGTAAGAGGTGAACTGTTCGTCGCTATCGGTAGACACACGAGCATACCCTGCAACACGCCGTTTGCTTACTGTGGCGGTAGGCATCTTTGTTAATGGATTTATAGTAGGTGGTATGACCGTAACCGCTCTAGCCATTACTTTTCCTCGCTTTCTTTTTTCTTTCGCTTGCTGCCTCTCGCATCTCCGCTGTCCAACTTTCAGAGCGTGAGGGCAATTCCCATTGTTTAACGATTTCTTCTCCTTCGGCGGTGCGGAAAACTATGGTGTGGTTTTCCTCCGCTTGTATAAGCGTTATACGGCTGTCAAGCACACCCACATCGTATTCTTCCGTACCAAGCACCTCTGCCGTAAGCCTATGTATAACTTCATCCGATATGCGCTTGGCGTGACAGAACTGCTTGCCCTTTTTCATATAGGTGGAGCATTGCCAAAAATGCTTGCCGAGGTTCACACAATGCTTATAATTAGCACCACATATGCCACACCGAATACGACTTGTAAAGGGTGAGCTTTGAGGTCTTTTGCGCTTTGAGTTTTCGTACTCCAATTCTCGTAGCCTTTTTCCGGCTCGGTCGAAGGTTGCTTGGTCGATGATGGCTTCGTGAGTTCCTTCCGCATAATATAACGGCAATTCACCTTGATTCTTGGTTTTCTTCTTTTCCAGGTGGTTGTTTCGGTAATGCTTCTGAAGAAGTGCATTCCCCGTGTATTTTTCATTGGATAGTATCTGCCGTATGCGTTGAGCATCCCAAACACCGCCTAAAGCTCCTATTACGCCTCTCTCGTTGAGGCTATTTGCAATACCGCCCATACTATCGCCATCTATGAATCTGCGAAATATCTCCCTTACGATTTCTGCATTTTCAGGGTGTATGGTGATGCTACTTTTGGAAATGGAATAACCGAACATCGTGCGTAGGTTCATAAGCTCTCCGTTTTCAAACGCTTTCCGTACACGCCATTTTTGATTTTCGCTTGCGGATAGGCTTTCTTCTTGGGCATACGATGCAAGGATGGTCATCATCAATTCGCCGTCTGCGCTCATCGTATGGATGTTCTGCTCTTCAAAATAAACGTCAACGCCAAGTTCCTTCAACTCTCGCACCGTTTGCAAAAGCGTAACAGTATTACGGGCAAAGCGTGAAATCGACTTTGTAATAATGAGGTCGATGTTTCCAGATTGGCATTGTTTTATCATATCCTGAAAGCCTTTTCGGTTACCTTTCGTTCCCGTGGTAGCTTCATCGGAATATACTCCGCAATATTGCCAACCGCTGTGCTTTTGAATCAAATCACTGTAGTAGCTGATTTGTGCGGAAAGTGAATGCAGCATTGCATCCTTTCCCGTGGACACACGGGCATAAGCTACAACCCTTTTTGCCTTCGGCTGCGATTGCATCGGGAATTGCACTTGCCGTATGATTCGTTCCATATATTCACCTCCTTTGGTAGCATACATATTACCTCTATATCCCTTAAATTGCAACGGTTATTGCGATTATATAGTACACAAAGATTGCGCCTGTATTTTGTATCAATTTTAGGGTTATGACAATGTCACCGCAAGAGCATACAGGGAATATATACCCTTGCGGTGATGTGCTTTTTAGCTCATTTGAATGACCTTGATTGCCTCGGGGCGGATGAGCTTTGCATCGAGATACTCACGAGCAATATAGCCGATCTGCATATCATCGTAATAAAGCTCCTTGAGAACCTTTACGCTAACCTCGTCACGGATAATAATCCAATAGTAGGAAAAGTCACCGAATGCGATAGGCTTGTTTCCGGCACCGATGCTCGGCATATCGTTGCAGATGTATACACGCTTGCCGAGGATGGTATCGTTGGCGTGATTCCAAATGTAGTTACCGCCTTCGTCTTTGAGGGTGCGGAGATAATAAGCGGTCTCATCGTTCATCATCCAAACACCTCTCTTGCGGTATTCAGGCTTGACCGAGAAGTAGAGCTTGACCACGTCCTCATAGGTGAGATTCGCGGTGGTTGTGCCGACCTGTGCTCCGCGAGTGCTGTGGAGAATTCCGGTAGGCTGAATATCACCATTTCCGTTTACATAGGCGGCATCTTCCATAGCACCGAAGCTCTTGGCAATGTTGTCAATCAGGTGGTTTTCCATATTAAGACCGACATCTACCATAAATGCCTCGTCATATTTGAGAAGCGTTCCGAGCTTGTGTGCCTTGATGTTGTATTCGGTGAATTCTCCGGGGTTCTCCGAAAAAGTATACATTCCGTGTTCGGGGACCCAACAACTCTCCGAATCGCAATACTTTGCAAGAACGATACCGCCGGGTTCTCTCATATAAGCAATGGTAGCAAGTGAGCGGAACACGCTTTCTCTCTTGAGGGCAGCGTTCATCTTGGAATTTGCCTGAAGAGGAAGATATGTACCGGCTTCGTTACTGCTAGCCTTTTCAAGCTCTTTTGCATTGTGGGGCTTACGCTTTACGGCATTCCAAAATGCATAATCGTATTCGGGCATAGCCACGGCGTAATCTCTTTCTTTAATAGCGTCAATAGTCATAGTTTTATACCTCCAAAAATTTATTGACAGTTTTCGCAAGTATACTCTGCAAGAACATACTCACCTTCGTGCGGTTCGGTCATATCCATCGTTGCACCGCACTTGGGACAACGGATGTCATAAGAGAGATAATCTCTCATAGCGTGAGGGGTTACGGCAATCAAGCGGTAATGGTGGGAAGAGACTTCTCCGAGTGCGAAATTGCTTGTTCTCAACGCTGTTTTGTAATCGTAGGCAGGAAACATCGGCACTTTTATTGTCCCGGTTGTGTCCATATCAATGAGCGGATAATATTTTTTCATATAAGACCTCTCCTTTTGAAATTTTCATAGCGTTTGCGACAACGCCACAGCTTGAAACGGCTGATACCGCATTTATGTGCTGCCGTCAGCAGGGTGTCGAGGCAAGAATGATATGTGTAATTTTTGCCGTTTTGAAGTGCGAAATAGGTGTATTCGGTTTCATACTTCGGTGCCAAGAGAACCACGGTATCCTTCTTTTTGCGAGGGATAACAGCGATCAGCACGAATGTATCGAAATCGATATGACCTTTCAAATGCTTCTGAAGATAATTTGAGAGCCGAAACATTATTTTCTCTCCTTTGCCTTCTTCAGCTTGTTTCCGGTAAGGTCGCAGAAATGCTCACGGCAAAAATCCATCGCTTCGGCGTACTCACCAAAGTAGACGGTGGAGAAGCCGTACTGCACCCTCCAAATGTGGCAATCAAGATCGTTGCACACGGAAACCGCTACGGGCTGTCCCTTCATCGTCTGCAAAATGAACATACAGGTATAGTCCTGAGTGGTAAATGCCTCTCTATCAGATGCGGTAACACGGAATTTTTTGTTGTAAATAGGTCTAAATTTCATAAAAAATCCTCCATTTTTTGATTTGTTTGTTTTAGGGGTAATACCCCCTTTGAATATTTCTTTTTGTACGCGGGGCTGCCCACCCGTTGGACACTATTTTTCGCCCACAGATTTGACCCGCCCCTTAGGTCACAATTGTCTTGTAAAGGACGTCTGTCGCAGATTGTCGCAAGTAAAATATGTCATTTCTATAAAAGAGCGTTTTTTGAAAATAACCTATAGAACCTGCGACAAGTTGCGACATTGTGTTAAAGGAAGTCGCTGACGAGTTTGAAGCCGATGAGCATTGTGGTTTCGCTACCACCGCCCCTCGGTCGCTTGCGGACAACCGAGCCTTGTGTCATGAGTCCTTGCTTGAAGTTCTTCATGCTTTCGGCACGGTGTCCGTTGTCCATACACCACTCCTTGTATCGACTATAGACTTCGGCGGTACGAACCTCGGAGCGTTTGTCCTCAATAAGATTGTCCTCCGCAAACATAGCAATCTTATCGCTTTCGTGTTCATAAGAAGCAGTTGCTTCCTTTACCGCTTGCGGTTGCGACAAGCCTTCTTTCATCAGCATACGATAGCCGCCTACAAGCCAATTGAGGATTGCGCTTTGAACTTCCGGCTTTGAGAATTCCGTTTTCAAAGTCTTGTCTTGCTCGGCTTCTTCAAAGTGCCTTTCAAAAGGAATAATGACTACACGTCCGCTGCTGAAAAGAGTCATATCGTTAATGACGGGAAGGTAGTTGGTGTTGATGTAGAGTTTGAATTGAGGAGCGAAGTCAAAGCTGTTTTCGTGAAGGAAACGAGCGTTGATAGTATCGTTACCCGTCATATTTTTGACCTTTGCTCCGTTAAGAAGGAGTCCCTTACCAGGCTCGGAAATGTTGGCAAAGCGTACCCCTGCAAGCCTTGCGATATCTTCGCTCGGGGTCTGGCTGTTGCTGTTGGCGTTGATACTCAAAGTTTCCGGTCTTGCGGTACAACCGTAATTGCCGAGAACCTTCAGTACGCTCTCACATAAGGTGCCTTTACCGTTACGGGTAGTAGCTCCGTACATAATGAACATACACTCGTAGCGAGTATCTCCGCTGATGCCGTAACCGAGAGACTTTTGAAGAAATCTCGCTTTGTCGACATCTCCGCTCATAATCTCAGATACAAAGCTTTCAAACCGAGAACTATATGCGGAAGGGTCATATGCCACATTTGAGATCTTAGACAAGCGGTCTTCTGGGCGATGTTCGGTAAATTCCATCGTATCAAGGTGCAATGTGCCGTTCTTACAGTTGAAGGCATACGGGTCGCAATCAAATTCCGAGAGGGATATGGGGTGTACGCCTTGGGCATCTTTGAGTAGCGTTTCTCGCGTACGTCGCGTCTGCCATTTGGTGCAGTATTTCATAAACTCTTGTCTTTGGCGTTCATCATGAATGGATACCGCATATACGATTAATGCATCCGCTAACGCCTTACAAAGCTCCATCGTGCGGAGCGCACCGCTGTCGGGAGACCACACGCCGTCTTTGTAACAGTACCAGCTCTTCTTCTCGGGGACATACCTGGCAATGCTCTCAAAGCAATCCGCAAACAGCCGTCCGCCACCAATGTCCGTCCAAGGGTAACGGTCATTGCGTTCAGGAGTGGCTTCTTCAAGAAAAATAGAGATATCGTTAAAATCCTCTGCCGGAGCGGTTCGACCGAGAGGCTTATAAAATTCCTTGGTCATTGCCACGGCTCGGTTCAATGTGTTCATTCTATAATCCTCCCTCTCCCATTTTTCTCGCATAAGATCGGATTGGCGGAAGAGTCTATCCATCTGCTCAATATCACCGCCACACCAAAATGCAAGAATGGAGCAGAGGGCAAGATCGGCTTCGCTTTGACTTCCGTATGCAGATGTGTCCCCATACCAAAGCGCCGAGAACTTTTCACCCTGCTTGGATGCACTTGCCTTGGCAATTACGGACTCGTCTGAAAGAAAGCTACCGGGAACATCCTCACGGCGAGTATATAACTGTGTCGGCTTGACCATATACTTTTCAAGCACGAGCAAAAGAGCCTCGGTTCGGTCTTCAACTTCTCGGTCGATAAGTACATTTCCGGTAGCGGTTACAAATTTGTTTGTATAACCGGAAACATAGATTTCAAGACCGAATTTGCGATTATTGACGTAGTAACGCTCTTTGTCATAGGACAGACCGCTTGCCTTGAAAAAGATGCGCACACCCGTACCGGAGGGGCTATACTCGGTATAGGAGTCCATCATTTTTACGATATCGTCAGCCATTTCTGAAAGCACACCGTCTTCTACACAATGGTCGATATCTACGGCGCATATGTCATCAAAAACACCGATGCCGATTCCGTCATATCCGTTGGCAAGGCTAATAACTTGGTCAAACTTTGAAAATGTACTTTTGTTACCTGGATCAGCACGATAACCACGGACACAATACGGAACCTTGGTCTTTTTGCCGTCACGAACTTCGTATTGCCATAAGCAAAACAAGCCTTCCTTCTTCAACAGGGGCGGCAGATTGGCGTATTGGGTTTTCATTCCGTTTCCTCCTTTCTTTAAATTTTCTATCGGTCATTCGGTATCGCCGAGCCGATTGAGAAGCTCGCACAACTTGGAATAGTTGACGAGAGCTTTTTTGCCGATATAGACAACAGGCAGTTTGCCTTCCTTCAAAAGTTGACGGAGAGCATTTTCGGGCATCAGCCCCGTTTTTGCTATCTGCTTGATGGTCATCATCGACGGTTTTGTCTCGTTTTTCATAAAATTCTCTCCTTTCGTGAGATTTACAAGTATATTATACAACATTTAGTTATCTTTGTCAATAGCAAATCTCACAGCAAGTTATCTTTTTCTTCAAAAAAATATCGCAAGCACCATCAAAGTGTTAGAAAACACTTGACAATACTCACGATTCGTGATATAATTTATGCGAGGTGATGAAATGTTTGCTCACAGATTGAAAGAATTACGAAAAGAAAAGAATATGACCCAGGTGCAGCTCGCGGAGCTTTTGGGCGTTTCCAAGGGAACGGTTGCAATGTGGGAGATCGGCAAACGAGAGCCGAACTTTGAAACGCTCGATGCGCTTTCAGACATATTTGATAGAAGGATAGATTATATTCTCGGCTCGTCCAATGACCCCTCTTCGCCTAAGATGACGGAAGAGGATATAGAGCAACTCGGCATATGGGAAGCCGAGGAGAGTTTCTACGAGACGATTATGGCATATCTACGTCTTGACGAATACGGCAAACACGCCGTGGAAAGCGTTATAAAAGCAGAGGCAGCAAGATGCCGTGAACACGATTCGCTGTTCCCGGAAGAGAATTTTAAGGTTACTTTGAGAATTAAAAATACCCAAGGTAATTTGTCCGAAAACTAACGATAGGAGGCACCACTTTGGCAAAGAAAAATGATGATTTCTTCAAGGTGAAGAAACCGTGGTCAGAAGTTAAGGATGCGTTGTTGGGTCATTACCTAAAACCTTATTTCCAAAAAATACTTCATACAAGGCGAGCCATCGTATATGTTGATTGTTTTGCTGGCAAAGGAGCCTTTGAAGACGGCAACCCGGGTTCTCCACTTATCGCTCTGCACACCATTGAGGATTGCTTGGGGCAGACAACAATGACGCAAAGCAATATCCAATCCTATTTTATCGACTTGAACTATGCTCACGATCTCACAGAAAATCTAAAAGATTATTCCGATGTGAATATAATATCCGGTAAATATGAGGAGCAAATTGAAGGCATCTTGAAGAACAAGAACGGCTGCAATGTTTTCCTTTATATTGACCCTTATGGAATTAAGGCGCTCGATTATTCGTTGTTTGATTCTTTTGCCACTCACGGATTCAACAGTATCGAGTTGCTGATTAATATGAATTCTTTTGGATTCATCCGAGAAGGATGCCGTGTATTGGGCGTGAAGTTTGAAGATGATATTTTGGAAGACCTAGTCGAGTATGACAGTACACAATTATCTCCCGACGAAAAATCCAAGCTTGCGCTCGATAAAATTGCCGGTGGAGATTATTGGGTTGATATCATTGAGAAAAAGCGCAAAGGTACTATCACCGCTTACGAAGCAGAGGCAGAGTTTGCCGAGGCATATTGCAGACGTATGCGTCAAAGTTATGCCTATGTGCTGAATATGCCTTTAAGAATCAAAGAAGGACAAGTTCCTAAATATAGGATGATTCACGCAACCAATCACGCCGATGGGGCGTTGCTTATGGTCGATAACATTTTCGGACGTTGGGAGTTTATGCAAGACATTCAACGCGGAGGTCAAATGTCCTTGTTTGAAGAAAATGTAGAAAACCAAGCAATTGACGAAGAAGACATCCGGGAGAAGGTAACAGGCTTTCTTTCGGGCATCACATCATTTAAGCGCATGAATCCAATTATGGCGGATTTTTACAGTACTTACGGTGTTGTTTGTCGCACTCAAACTGTGAAAGCAATATTCAAAGATTTGGAAAAAAGCGGACAACTCATAGTTCGGCGTACTCCCGACAAAACAAACACAGGGCGCACCTCCTCGTTCTTTGCAGACGAAAAGGGTAAAACCACGGAATTGAGGTGGAACGGATGAAAAGCATAACAAGAAAAACAATGTTATACAAAACCGGAGTGGAATACGGCGATTATACAATGAATCACGTCTTGGGTTGCGCCCACGGTTGTAAATATCCGTGTTACGCCTATATGATGAAAAAACGTTTCGGTGAGATTTCGTCATATGAGGATTGGCTTGAACCGCGTATCGTGTCAAATACCTTGGAGATATTGGATGAAGAAATACCTCGTTTAAAAGATAAAATCAAGTCGGTTCAGCTTTGTTTTACGACTGACCCATTTATGTACGGCTACGAAGAAATATCTACAATGAGTATTGCTGCCATAAATAAACTCAATGCTTCGGGGATCAAATGTACAGTACTGACGAAAGGCATTCTCCCAATTGAGCTTGCCGATTGCTCGATGGAGAATGAATATGGAATTACACTTATATCCTTAGATGAGGAATATAGACAACGTATGGAGCCTGGTGCCGCCCCTTATGCCGAGCGCATACAAGCATTACGAGCATTGAGCGAGCGTGGATGCAAAACTTGGGTTAGCATAGAACCTTATCCTACTCCCAACCTTATAGAGCAAGATTTGTCTGCTATACTAGAAACTGTGTCTTTTGCCGATAAAATCATTTTCGGAAGAACCAACTATAGCAAAGATGTTTCTGCGTATAAAGAACACAAGAGTTTTTATAACCGGTGTGCAACGGAAGTAGTGGCGTTCTGTCAACGGCACGGAATCGCATTCCATATCAAAGACGGAACTATAACCGAAGAAACATAAAAATAAGGACGGTGAAAATATGTCACAGAAACTTATTACACAGGAGCAAGTACTTAAAGCTCTGAATATTGAGTCGTTCAGAAATTTATCAAAAGATAAAATTATGGAATTTGTCTCTTTGATTCCTAATATGGATAAAGATGTGGCAATTGCCATAATAAATCAATTCCCGGCATATGCAGAACTCGCTTCAAATATGGTAGTTCAGTTAAATGCGATGTGCGACGCTGCACTCAAAGAGAACAGCGAAAGCCAAAAGGAAGCCATCGAGGCATACAAACTCATACTTAGTAGCTTAAGCGAAGTACTAAAAAAAGATGACATCTCTCCCGAAGAAAGATCTGATATCACCGATAAAATGATTTTAGTAGCGGACAAGATTTCTGCCAAGGATACCGAAAACAAAGAATTCATAGGAAACATTATTAAATATGGCACCTCCATAATAGGCGGAGCTTTGTTCCTCGGTGCTATTATCCTTGGTGTAAATGCCAAGGGAACTAAAATTCCGACACTCAAAGGTAAATAATTTTTGTATCAAAATTAGGGTTATTAGCCAAGAAAAAAGCCATTCGCGTAAGCGGATGGCTTTTTTCAGTGAAATAAATCCCTTGCGGGATTTGTGAAATGCACTTCGTGCGTGAAATACGCTTCGCGTGTGAAATGCGCTGCGGCGCGTGAGGGGATTTATTTCATTTCACATTGCGACTTCAAGGAGCAATATTTCACAATTTCCACAAGGAAATTATTTCACATTCGGCGCACGCCGAATATTTCACTTGAAAATCTAACGGGTTTGGCGATATAATATAAGCGGAAAGGCGGTGAAAATATGAGTTGGAATGAATTTTACATATCCATTCAAGAGGCATATCATATAGAAGACGAAGCTACTGTAAAAAAAATACCGTTTGAAAACATCATTGAAATCACCTCGGAAGAGTTGGTTTTCAAAAACAGTGATGGAGAAACCGAAAAAATCAATCTCGACGAATGCGCTAAAAACTACGATTTGGCGCAGGGCATATCGCCCGAACAACGAGAGGGTAGATTAAAATGCATTGGCGGCAGATGTTTTCCTTTCTTTGAGTTCTTTACACCCACTCACCATACAAGATTTTACATACCATTGAAGAAAACGGCATTTACACGATTCTTGAAAAAGATCGGCTGGAATCCGTATGCAAAGGAGTATTCAGAATTCTATGCCTTTCAGAGGAAGCTTAATGCTTTGGGATTTACTTCCCTTGATTTGACGTAAGAGTTCAAAATATAAAAGCTCAATTTGCTAACTATATGTGGTGTACTTTTAGTCGTTCTTACCCCACTTTACGCACCTTTTGGTCGCTCTTGCGCAACAAAAACAGAACATTTGTCTACCGACAAATGTTCTGTTTTTGTTTATCCAAGCCGCAGGCTTGGCATATCATCGCCGCGCGAAGCGTGGTGCATATCATCAAGTGCGGCTCGCCGCACTTGTATCTCATCACGCGCCAGCGTGTATTTTCCTGCGGCTTGATGATACACAATGCTTCGCATTGATGATATGCAATTCCTACGGAATTGATGATATACACGCCTTCGGCGTGATTGAGATGCGAGATGGCGGAAAGCTCTTGACTAGCATTGCTCAATGTGATATAATATATGCAAAAGTTTATATTACCACGAAGAAAGAGAGGCAACAGAATGACTGAATATGATGATCCGATTGTAGGTGCAATAAAAGCAGCAGTTTCTTTTCCCGTCGATGTTGAATGTGAAGGATATCCTGATGTGATTTTTAACATCATATTT